TAATTCTTGATATTGTTTAACCTTATCTTCATTTTTCTGTTCCCATTCATAGCCAAACTTAATCATAAGTGCATCACTTACTGATTTTAATTCTTCGCCTGTAGCATCTTTTTCTCCACCAAAGGCTTCATCTTTACCAAAAAGAACTTTTTGAAATCTATATGCTGAATCTCCGTAAATATCTTTGGTGTCCTCAAGGCTAAGTCTTCCTCCATCATCACCGAGAAGAGACTCTTTTTTCTTTTTACTAATTAATCCTATATCCTTAAATCCTAATTGTTTAAGTTTTTTGAGTTTAATATTTTCTTTGTTTTTACCAAAGTCGTCTATACCGTCTATAGTATATTTTCTTACTAAATCTTCTTTTATTCTTTTATCTTCAACTTCCATTATTTTTGTAAAGTAGGCTTCTGCTTCATCTTCGGAAAGCCCTCTATCTTTTTCAAGTTCAGCACTTTTCATTTTTTCTGTATCTTCATATATTCTAGCAAGAACTTTATCGGACAAATCATTAATCTCTTCTTTTATGACTTCTTTACCTTTCTCGCTTTTAGTAAATTCTTCAAATTCTTTTTTTAGTTCTAATGGCTCAATTAGTTGTTCTATTTTTTCTCCTTCAATAGAAGTTAATGCTTCTTTAAATATATCTTTATATGCACTTTTAGTAAATCCTTTCAAAGCCCTGCTATTTTTAGCCACCTTTTTAGGGCTATATATTCTACTAAATCTCTTAATTAAATTATATTCTTTTCCATATTTTTGCTCATCTAAATAATCAACAAATAAATATTCAATTAATTTTTTTTTAGCCAATTCTTTAGACCATGTAATAGGTTCGGGTGTTCTACCGCCCAAATCTACATTAATGGTTAGAGCCAAAAAACCACCTTCACATTAACCATTTAGCCCAAGCCGCACCTTTCTGTATAGCACTACCTAAACCTAATCCGCTTTGTGGAGGTTCATAACTCATCTGTCCTTGAGCGTCTATCCAATATGGCCTACCATAATTGTCAGTTCCCGATGGAGGAATAGGATAGCCACTACCATTATTCATAGCACCTTGCATCTGTTGGTATTGTTGCATATTACCAGTTAATCCCGCTATTGCTACACCTGCGGTTGGTTGTGTCATTGATTGCATACCGCCACCACCGCTAAATCCTTGAGATTCTAGGTATTGTTGTTTTGCTAACTTTCTTTGATTAACAACTTCTGTATTGATAGCCGCATCTAATACTTTTTGTATGTCTAATTCTATATTTTCTGCCGTAATCTTTTCAAATTCTCTCATAGCATCGTTATGAATCTTTAACATTCCTGTTGTAGAATCAGTTGTAAATTGTAGTTTCGCTAACATCTTACTAACTACTCTTTCTACAACATCTTCCATGAGTTTTTCCATTTGTGTCAAAAACATTTGACCGTGATATTGAAAGAACTCCTCAACATGATTATCTTGTAAAGAAAGTAAGTTATTTACATTCTTAAATTGTTGGTCGCTTTGTTGTTGAACTGCTCCTAAAACAGTTTTATTACTTGTTCCTAAAATTCCCATATTACTCACCCTGCTCTCCTTTAATTAGATAATTAATCCTTTCTGTATTTAATTGTATTTCTGCCGTTAATCTAACCATTTCTGCTAATTGTGTTTCTGCATCTTTGGCCGGTGTTGGTGGCGTTATAGTCCACCCCATGCTAGTCAGCCTCATAACATCTTCTTTTGTTAGGTCAGTTATTTGTTGTCTTTTTAGCATAGAGGGCATTTTCGCTTTAGGAATAAATGCCTTAAAATCTAAGCCGTGTTCATCAGCCAATATTTGTTGTTGTAGCATTTCCATTTGTTTGTGAATAGCCGCATGTCTAGGACAATAAGTTCCTCTAAGTGGCCTTCCCTTCTCTACTTTATCTAGTGGTATTGGTGGCCTCAAATAATCACTAGCCTCCCAAATGTGATGAGTTCCACATACTACACATCTATCTTTGAAGTTAAATTTATGGCCGTATTTTAAAAACAATATTTGTTTCTTTTCCGGCAACAATACTTTTCTTATTTCTTTCATTTGCTTCTTTGGTTTTAACGCATCAAACTTATAGTCTTCAATTGCCCCAACTGCTCTATACTGTTGTAGTTTAGGCAAAAAGGCGTTCTTTGCTTGTTGCGTATTTATTAAATTAGGTTGCTGATACATCTTTCATTCCTCAATAATCTTTTATCATACTAGTAATTCCCTTATACACCATTTCGGGGTCGGACTTTGCTGATACTATATACTTGAAACAAGGTATTCCCTTGTCATTCAACTGCCTCATTCCATATGTAAACGGTTCAAATATTTCATGTTTATCTATGGGTTTATCGCTTTTATATTTCTCTCCCCACATATCATATTTGTTAGCCCATATACCAACGGCCATAGGATAATCTGCTTCTTTTTTCTTTTTACCCGAAGGCCATCTATCAGCCACAATAGTATCTACTAAAAATTTCCATGCTAACTGATGGTCTAAATTAGAAGGGGAATCTAAATGCCTATGGTCTATCATAAAAATAATATATTTTACTCTACGCTTTTGCATATCTTTGACCCATTCTTTCCAATAAATTGCTTCGCCTCCTAAGTCAGCACTTTTAATTGTATGAGAATCTCCATCAATCTTTATATTTTTTCTAGTGGCTCTATGCAAGCCAACTGTTCTTTCGCTTATTGTGGGAACTTCCCCCCTTGTTCTAAGTTGATGGCTCAAAGTTGTTTTACCAACCATTGTAGAACCATATACTCCAAAGTTAATTGCATGGACTCTTTTGTAAAATCCTATAATTGCTTCACCGACGAGAATAGCAAAGCCGGTCATTATGGACATTTAATGCCCCCAAATATCCTTAGCCCTCTCTATAATCCAACCCATTATATTAATGTCAAAGACTCCCATTATATTACCAATCAAAAACGCTGATAGTGCCGCACAAGAACCCCAAAAATACATCTTCATTTTTATAAAAAACATATCTGCTGAATGCGCCCTACTTTGATTATACACATAGTCGGACTCACTAAAGCCCATTATGTCTCCAAAGACCAAGCCATCACAACCTATTGTTAGATAGTTGCTAGGAACTCATTTCCTATTGTATTATCTTCATAATCGTCAGCAGTCATAACATTGTTGCGCCAATTTTCACGCCTTACTGTCCCAAACTGCTTCATGCTTTCTTGAAGTTTAGCCTTGATTTGTTCTTCTCTTTGTAGTCTTTGAAAGTGATTTTCTATTTGCCTATCTAACAATCTAATTTCTATCTTGTCATTTAGTGATAAATCAAACAATGCCTTCATAACCATTATTCCGCCAACTGTAATAAGGCCAAATAAAACAGAATGTGCTAATGGCCCATAAGGGAAGTTTAATCCATAAGCGGAGTAAAAATATACATTTGCTCCGCTAACTGTTCCGACAAATAAAATTGTCATAATTAATCTTGTGTCTTGACTTAATGCCGCCATAATAAAACCTCAATTGAACTCTACTGAAATATTAGCAGTAGAACTTCCGGCTTCTGTTATTTCTAAGTAGATACCGTTTCTACACAAAACACCATGCATGTCATACTCTAAATTGTAGTGTCCATTTGTTTCTTGATGTATTCTAGCAATTTCTGTTCCACCATTACTAGTTCCGTTGAAAACTTTAACCGTTACTGCATCTCCACCGGAGATTGAAATTGCCGCATGAATGCTAATTAACTTAGCACCTTCATTACTTACAACCGCACTTGCTCCTAAAACTCCACTACTTCTACAACCGCCTATGCCTGTCATACTAACACCTGTTCAATTGATGGAGAAAGACTCCACCTATTTAATGTAGCGATTACTCTTTCTTTGATTTAGAAGGAGTTTTTGGCTTTGGCTTGGGCTTTGGTTTAGGTTTTGGTTTAGGTTTTATCTTCTTTGGTAGAAGTTCATCTGCTAATTCATCAACAGTTGAAATATCCTTACCTGTTTCCTTACAACCAATTAGAACAAGTTTTTCATTAAGTGCTAACAACTCTTCTCGGTCTTCTTCATTAAACACAAAGAAATAATTAGGGTCGGAAAGACGAAGAACCGCCCATTTTACTGAAACGGTTTCTTCATCTTTCCTTGTAATTTCTTTCTTTGGTGTAATGTTAAGTCTGCCGATTTTAGAATTGTCAGCCAATCTAACTTTAACCAATTAAATCCCCTCAAAGGTTTCCGTAAACTCTAACTCTAACTGAACCGTAGTCTACTGAACCGCCTTCTTCATTAGCCCCGCTTGTTCCTATAACAACATTGAGTTTAAATGAAGTAGTGCCTTCATAAGCCCCTGTTGCCGATACTTCGGGAACAACTAGTCCAACTACTGAATCTTGTCCAGTTATCATAACTTGAGTAATAGTGCTTAAGCCTAATAGCGAAGCATCAACTTCTAAACCACCGGAAGCATAAGTTCCCATGTCTATTAGTGCATCAACCACATATTCATCACCGCTAACTTTAGGTCGTGTAGTGCCTTTATGGTCTGCTAATAATGTCACTGCGATAGCCATTATTAATCACCTTATTGCCCGATTGCTTGAAAGTAGACTACATCAGCACTAGTGCATTTAATAGCAACATCACCACTTGCTAGTGGGAAATCTGCATTAACTGTAGCGGCATTAGCCTCAACTGCACTGCCTTTGTGGGTAAAAACCAAACTCTCTACTAGAGAAAGTCCGGTTTCAATATTACCGTCTGTTCCATCGGTAGTTGTTTGTCCACACACCAATTTTCTGTTTCCTTCTAAGTTCATTTCCAAATGTATTACTGTTGTAAAAGCCATATTATATCCTCTCCTTTATTCTCCTTACTGTATGTTTGTTATCTTTCCTTGACCCTTGAAGAAGGAACAACCAACTTCACCAATTGTGCGATACAAAGCCCTGTTTCCTAGAGTTCCGACACCGAATGGGTTTCCATTAGCGATACCATCTTCAAAGTATTGTGTTGGCTTCATAACAGAAAGCCACAAATGGTCTGTATCAAGGAATAGTAAATCACTTAGTTTTGTTGAAGCACTGCCTGTTTGACACATGTCTTTAACAGGAATTAGCGGAATGTCGTAGTATGTTGCTACTCTAAATCCAACTTCTTGTCCTTTAACTCCTCTAACACCATTTACGGTTGGGACTACTTCTTTTCTATCCATGAATCTTTCTTGGCTTTGTAGCAAATCAGCGATTGCTTGAATTGTATCATAGCCAGTTAGAATAACCTTTGGAGAACCACCGGCTAGTCTTAGGTTTCTAATCATGTCATTAAGTCTTGTTAGAGTTAGTGAACGAACATCTCCTGCCGCATAACCAGTTCCACAATCTACTTCTGCATCAAGGAAAGATGCCGCAGTAAATCTTTCACTGCCGTAAATCTTTCCTAGAGCGTTAGAAGCGGAAGTAGTATCAGTTGCGATAACTCCACCGTCAATCTTTAGCAATTCATCTCTTGAGGTAATAACCTTATTTAGAGAAGTATAGTTGTTTCCGATATTAGGCATAGCGGAAGATTCACCATAATGCTCTAGCGGCATAACCAACATTTTGTTTTGAACTTCTGCGTGGTGCTTACCCATGTCTTCTCTCATTTGCGCTCTAATGTCGCCAATTCCATCATCAATTTGAGCCATTTCCATAGCAAGTTCGCTGAAATCAAATTGATGTGCAACGACTTTAGGACTCATGTTGAGTTGTGCATATGTTGGAGCAATTGGGCCTAATCCATCTTGTGCAGTAGATAGTGCGGCATTTTCAGGAACACCACCAATCATATCTGCTCTTGGGCTATCCGAACCTAGTTCCGCTAAGTTTTCAGTTCCGCTTGCATCAACAGTAAACAAATTACCGCTTCCACCGGCAGGTCTTGACTTTAGAACTCTCCAACCACTAGAAGAATAAGGTCTTTTTGAAATCATTGAAAGAGCATTAACTTCTCTATTCAACATAGACCATACTTTCTGTCCGTAAACAATGTTGTATAATGCCGATACATCACTAACGGCACTACCGGAGAATGACGGAGAACCGTCATGTCCGGTGTGTATTCCACCGATAGCACCTGCTTGCTTTAACAAAGCATTACCGGCAGGTAAATTGTTTATTCCATATGTGCTTGCTTCTAAATCTGCGATTGTATTAATATAACCTGTCATCTTAAATTCCTCCTACCATTTTGTGAATGTCCGACCAATCCATGTCAGCCATCTCTTCCATACTTGGGAGTTTAATTGCGGATTCTTCTTGTGCCTTTAGGATAGTTTCTTTTTCAGCAGTCAAAGATTTCCTTAGTTGTGTAAATTCATTCTTAAGAGAAGCAATCTCGCTTTGTGCATCATAGTTTTGCTTGGCGATAACATTCTCTCTTGTTGAAACTTCTCTAGCGAATCTTGCTTCAAAGGACTTCTTTAGGTTGTCGTAAGCAAGTGCTTCAAGTTGTTCTTGTCGGAACGCCTCATAAGCCTTCTCAATGTTAGCGTTTGACAAATCTAGTGTGTCAAATTCACCATTATCAAATGCCTTTACAACCGGCATATCGGAAGCAGTTGGCTTACCGTTGTTAATAACGATACGGTCAGCAGGTTCTCCAATTTGGTTTCCTGCACCATCAAGAGTTCTCAAGTAAGCCTTTGCTTCTTCATCTTGATATTCGCCCATGCCTTTTTCGTCCATGTCTTCTTCATCTTCTTTCATGTCCATATCTTCTTCATCTTCCTTGTCCATGCCGTAGTCGCCCATTTCTGTTTCATCAGCCATCTCTTCTTCTTTCATGCCTTTTTCATCAAGCATCTCTTCTTCTTTACGAAGCGTATTTACTTCTTCTAGCAAAGTGTCTAACTCCGCTAATGCTTTCTCTAGTTTATTACTCATAGTTTTTTCACCTGTCTTATCTTGTTTCAAAATATCAAATCTCGCTTCGGGGTTGATTCCTTTTTCGCATATAGTAATTTCATGCAACTCTAACTTGCTGATTTCATTATACTCTCCCAAGTTTTCATTACTTTTCTTTACTTTTTGGAGGGCTTGTCCTCCTATGCTAAAAGACCTCAACGACCCTTTGCGAATATTGCGACCTACTTCTTTGGCCTTTTCTATATCATCTCGTAGTTTAATTACTACAAAGAAACCAACATCATCAACTTCGGATTTCCAAAGTCTGCCGGTTTTATCTCTATAAGAATCTACAACCTCTCCAACTTGAACATTAGAATGGTTTGTCATTACATTTCTAAATTTAGAATCTTGCATAAATTTAGCAACTGCTTCATTAAGTGCTTTAAGTGTAATCAAATCGTTTTGTTTATCAACAATTTCAATACTAGCATATCCACCAATCATCAAATCATCGCTACTACTCTTTATGATGGAGAAGCCATCATTCCTAGTTGCTAAGATTGCCGAAGACATTTGCTCATATGGAAAAAATTTACTTCTAATATATAATACACACGGTTATTTTAAACAATTAGTCCTCTTTTGGAGGTAATTTAAGACTGCTAAACTTATCTTCATAAATGTTCCATAAGCCTCTATCTTTATCAGTATCAGCAGGTTTCTGTTCATAGCCTGTCCATGCTAACCACATTCTTTTTCCTTTAACTTCAAGCATTCTAACATGGAGTTTAGTTTCAAATTTATTACCATCTAAGAAATATTCATGGTAGCCTTCTCTTTGAACTCCTAATTTAACATCTCCACTATCTAACAGTTTTCTTTTTGAAATATTCTTAGCAACGATAGCAGGGAACTTACCTGCTTTACCAAACAATTCAAAAATATCATCTTGTGAATCTAATCGTATTAACCAATTAATGCTTTCATCACCCAATTTCATCACTAAATTTAAATTATCATCATCTCTAAGATATAATTTATATTGCCCTTGTCTATATTCTTCGGGTGTTTTATATTCTTTTTTAATTGAATCTAACATTATTTTATCATTTTCAGCAAATAGTTTCTTTGTTTTAGCATCAAAAGATATACCATCTCTATTTTCAAACCAATCTTTTACTTTGCTTTCTTTGCTTTCTAATATATCTTGGTAGTTATCTTTATGATTCTTTACCAAAAAGTTGTGAACTTCTTTAGGAGTTTTTGCTCCTTTTTCTTTCAAGTAATTAAATATAGCAACTGTAAGTTTAGATTGTTTTGTTTTCATTATTTCTTCTGCTTGATTTTTCCATAAGTCTAAATCCATAATTGCATTTTTAGCCATTAAATTATCTCTTTCAAAACCATAGATAGTAAAACCTTCCATGTCTCCTTTGATAATTATATTGGCTTCACCGTGAATATGGTCTGTAATTACAATTCCTTTTTCTACTTCTTCTACTGTATAATTTAGTGATTTATCAGTATCTTTTACTAGCATTTGTAATGTCACTAATTTATCGGGTGTAATAGATTCAGCAATTTCATTTATCTTTGCTGAATAAACCATAGGTTTTCCTTTGACTTCTTTGACCTTATCTATTGAAACTCTAACTATGTTTCCAACATCGGCTGAAACTTTAGTATTAGTTGCACTACCAACATTAAGGTAATTCACACCTTCTATTTTTTCATCTCCTTCTTCAACTGGCCCTGCTCCTAACTTGTAAGAATAGTTAGAACCACTTTGTTTTTTATCAAGAACAATCAAATCTAATTCTACTACAGGCTTCCATCTAATCCACTTTGGATTTTTCTTAGTTCCTAAGAAGTATGTTGAAGTCGCATCTTTTATCATAACTCCTTCGGCAGTAGGCATCTCCATAATCTTCTTAGAATATTCTTCAACATCTTTTAGATTATCCGCTACTCTTGTATCTTTTTTAGATGGGAATGTTAGTGCTTCGGTAGAATGAATAGAATAGTTGTTGAACATTATTTGCATTCTGTTCTGTAAAGTATCTTCCATTAGGTTTTCTTCATTGTGTCTCATAATATCAAAGACATGTATTCTAGGTGTTCCTTCTCTTTTACCTTCTAAATATTCTACGGCTTCTTTTCTTTTTAGTGAATCTTCACCATCAAATAAAACCAAAGAAGCATCTAATATACAATCACCGAAATGTTTTTTCTTTAGTTCTTCAACTGCTTCTTTACACTTTGATGTAATGTCTTTACCTGTATAGTCATAGATTTTTATGTTCTTATCTATCTTATGAAGTTGTATTCTAAAACCATCGTATTTTTCTTGAACATAAAATTCACCTGTAAAACCTTTCAACTCATTCATGTCTTCTATTGTGAATATTCTATACATTGGTTTGTTAGGAATAATAAAATCACTTTGGGCTTTTTCTTCATTGGACTTCTTTTCTTTGAGAATAGTTTTTTTATCCTCGTCTTTATCATCTTTAGCCTTCGCTTCATCTAATTCAGTATCTATGTCCTCTAGTTCCGCCCAATCTTGTTTAGTATTTTTAGATAAGAATATTAATTCTAACATATTCATAGCGGCTTTTACTTTTGTTTCTACTTTTTTAGAATCTTTACCATCACCATAATGTTCTATGATGTAAAGTGCAACATCATCAACTTCTAAATCTAATCCTGTTAAACCGTCTGTAATATCATCGGGCTTCATATCTTTGATTGAATACGCTTCCTTTGGTAGTGCCTTATCATCTTCTCTAATAGCGTAGTGAACAAACTTAATCATAAGTTCGGGTGATTCTAATAATGCTTCTAACACATTACCTTTGAACTTTTTAGCGAAAGGGTCGCTAACTTCATCGGAAGAATATCTTAGTGCTTTGATTCCTTCATATAACTTTTCAGCATTGTTGGTGCTAACATCGGAAACATCATTTGATTCTAATAAGTCTTCATCAATATAATCCTTAAGTTCATTTGAAAGAGCGTCGGTCATTTCATATGCTTCTTTGATTTTATTTACTGCGTTTCTCCATTTAGAACCGTATTCTTTTGGGTCGGTTCTTGCTGAAAGATAAGCGACTCTCGTTCTTTCAAAGAGTCTTAGAATATCTGTGGATATTGACTTATCCTTCTCAATAAGGAGAGGCATATTACATCACTTGTTAGTTTCACCGGCTAAACCATACCCTTCTTTCTTTTGAGTTTGATTAGTAATCTTAGAAGCATCTTGCACCTTTGGCCTCTTAATCTTTTCAACTTCGGGGTCAGTATCTATTTCCAATAGTTGAGTTGGCTCAATGTTCTTTCTTTTCTTTGCGCTTAATTCTTCTTTAGCCTTTCTTGCTTTTTCAATAGCAAGGCTAACTATTCTTTCTTCTTTACTTACTCTTTCCGGCATTATATCAACTCTCTTTATATTGTATCTTCTTCGGGAGGTTGTTTTATTCCCTCAAATCTTATTTCTTTAGGAAAGATTACTACCTTTTCTGCTTGATATTCTTGGGCTAATTTTTGTTCTAGCATATCTACTATCTTTTCGGGTTGTCCTCTAAACCTAAACTTTTGAGAAATCCTATTAAAAATAGGAGAAGGAACAACATAGATTTCTTTATCGGGATTTGCTCTAACTGCCTTTCCTAATTTTTTATTGAGCCTATCAGTGTATTTAGTCTCTTCAATTAATTTATTTACGATATTACTTAAATTACTTTCTGTATCTCTTTGCATTTGTCCTATCGGCATAGCCGCCTTCAATATTTCCTTCCAATTTTCAGCCATTATTGTCCACCTACATTTTCTACCATCTTATGAATATCTTTCCAATCCATATTTCCAACATCTTTCAATGGTGAACCACCGATAGTTCCATGATTCATTTTGGGAGTTGGACTATCTACAACAACAAAACCGGACTTCATTAGTAGATTATCGTCATTGTAAACTGCTTTCTCTAAACTTTCTATCTTAGCACTAAGGGCTTTAATAATCTCAAGTAGTTCTTCATTAATTGTATTTTCTTCGCTCATCTCTTTTCCTCCTTTGGTGGATATACTAAATCTCTTAATTGTCTGTAAAGCAACTCATAGTCCTTACGGAGTTCCGTAGCCGAAGCGACTATATCTACATTCCGTTCTTCCATAGACTTCATCTTCTTTGTAAGTTTCTTATCGGATTTAACTAATTCAACATCTTTTAATGCCGATACTAATTCACCTAGTTTTGTAAAATCTTGTCCAAAAAATTCAGTTGGTTGTGCCGCTTGTAATACTTTCTTTAGACGCTTAGTTTGTTTCTTATCCAATGTGTCTAAGATATTCTTCTTTACTTTTTCTTCTTTCTTTATGGTAAATTCTTTACCTTCCTCGTAGTAATCCCATGTCATTCTTCTTCCTCTCCTTCTTTTGTTTTGTATGTTGGGTTATCTTCTTCTAAAGTTCCAATGGTTTGAATTAAATCCTTTGATATTTCTTTTGCCTTTTCAGTATTTTTTACATGTATTGTTTTTACTTTATTCAATCTTTTAACATAAGAATCGTAAACATCGGTGAAATCTGTCTCAAGTATTTTTGCTAGGTCTTCACCAAATTGAGCATCAGTTAATATTTTTCTTAAGTTGGTATCGTTAATATCAAAGTCCACTTTGCTCATATCAATTACAGTCTTTTTGCTCTTGAAAGTTTTTATCAAATCTTCAAAATCATCTCTTATTTGTTCTAACATAGCAGTTTGAAAATCATATATTTCTTTTTCTTCTCCAACAATTTCCTCTATTTTTTCTTTGTTTTGATTAAAATAATTCAAGAATTGTTTTTCAAGGGCTTCAATTAAAATGCTATCATCTATGTCTGTTTCAAATATTCCCTCTACACTACTAACCATTTTTTGATTCGCTATCGGTTGTAATGCTCCCATAATAATTGCTTTTCCGTTATCAACTGAAATAGGAATAGGGGAAGTAAATCTAAATGTTTTTTGCTTAAAAGTTTTCACACTTTCTAAATCATCTCTTGTTGAATCGGGGTCAATAGTTCTATCATCAATTGCATTATCCATTCTACGGATTGCTTCAATAGCATATTCTCTTGCTGTTTTATTCAAATCGGTAGGCTCGCTTGTTTTGGCTTCTTTTGTTAGATATGCTTTTTGTAGTTTAACTATTGATTTTATTAAATCTTCAATTTCTTTAAAGAATGCCTTACCATCTTGTTTTTTATCTAAAGCCAAGAAAAACTCATCAAATGCTTTTTTCTTTTTGTTGCTAGGATTATGTATTCTTGAAAATTCTTCTTGTATATCTGTCAAGAGGTTGTAAGGCGCATTCTTTTTCGCCTGTTCAATGTAAGCCTCCTTTCTTCCTTCGTCCGACCCATATATATTACCTAATTCGTCCATATCATATTTTATCTTTTCAATAACAATATTCCAATAATCCCTTAAAAATGAATCTGGGTCTTCGCTAATTTTATCTCTTGTTTCTCTTATTAGTTTTGCTTCCAAGTCTTTATCGTAGCCTATCTCTTTAGTTATATCTTTAATGGGTATTGGGAATAATATAGGGGTGTTGAATATATTATAGTAAGGGCTTCCTCCTATGCCTTTCACTTTATTTTTGTCCGATACTAATTTATTATTATTAACTAATATATTAGAAACATCAACTATTTTTATTTTCTCAAAAGCCCTCAAAAATTGCATGAAGTTTGTAGAAAGTGTTTCTTTATCTTCAATCATTTCTTTTACCAAAAAATCCGGTATAGGTCTAAGTAATTTCTTCAATTTTCTTCTTTCACTTATCAATGGCTTCAATGATTCTA